TCTTTTACCTTACCTTCCTTTTTGACTTTTACTTTCATCTGTTATATAATAGAAATTTGTTGTTTTTAGTTTACTGTACGTAATACTTCCCTGCATTAGGATTGTCTAGGTGATAAATAACATTATACCTAACACCGTCTATTGCGTGGTTGTAGTTATCTACATAAAGCTTAGAACCTTTGTCAGCGTATATGTAATTGTTTAGCTCTTTAGCTATGTTCGTGCTCTCAGGAGTTATGATAAGTTCATAGTCTTGCATACGAGTTATTCCACTTTCAATAGTCCCTTTTTTTACAGGCTTGATGTTTACTCCTAAATGTCTTAAATCGGCAATTAGTCTTGGCTCTGCTGAGTCTGCAATTATGAGTTTATTATCTACTTTGTCTAATATGATTTGAGCTAGTTCGTTTGACTTTATACCGTTCTTATAGATATGTTCTTTTAAATATATCTTACGCTTCCTTTTGTCAATAGCTACTTCAGTAAGACTATCAGGGTCTACACTAAAACCAAAGTCCATTCCACAAGAAGTCTGAAGTCCGTCAGGATTAAATTCACCAATACTCCAATTCTCAAATACAACTCCTTCAGCTTTGTCTAACCAACCTCCAAGTATTTTGTGTTGGTACTTTTTAAAGTTTCTATGCTTTATGCTCTTAATACGCTCTAGAAAGCTCTGTGAGAGGTTTATTATATTATCTAGGTAGCTAGTATGTATGTAGCATACATTGTCTTTAAAGCCGTTAAAACCACCCTCTACGCCTTTGTCCTCAAAAAACCTTTTATATATCCAATGTTCTTTAGTAACAGGGTTTAATATTAATACAACTCTGTTGTGTATGTTCTTTTCTCTAATACTTAAATCAATAGTGTCAAAGATATTCTCATCAACAAGTTCTTCGGCTTCATCTAAAACCCATGTGCTTATTCCTTGTAATGACTTTAAACTTGCTGTTTGGTTTCCTGCTGAGGTTCTAATTCCTCTAAATAGAATGTCTGATTGATTGCTTGTATTTACTACTTCTGCTTTATTTATGCTAAATACTTCATCAAATCCTAGCAGCCCTATCTTTTCCAAGAACTCAGGAATGATTGACAAGTGTGCTGATGTCATTGTGAAACGAGTAAAGAGTATTCTTATCCCTTTAGTCATTGTAAGTAAAGTAAGAAAGACTGTTACAGCAAAAGACTTCCCTGAACCCCTACCTCCTGTTATAATAAAGTAACGAGCATCAGAAGAAAATAATGGGTTGTATTTTTTATTCAGTATCAGTTTCTACAAATGTTATTATAGGCATATTAATTGCTTTATCACCTGAAGTTATATCTACTCTGTTTGTTTCATTCCAACCAAGTCTAGTCTTAGCAGCGTGTATTACAACTGAAGGCACTTTATCTTTTACACATTCATAATATTTTGACTTAATAAAGTCTTGCTGTATGTTTTCTATTTCTTCAACCTGAGCTTTAAATTCTTCATCTTCTTTTAGCCACTTGTAAAAGTTTGTTCTGCTTAAGTCAGTTGCTTTTAAAGCTGTTGTTATTACTCCTAAAGAACTTTCTAATGCTTTAAGTAATCTTTCTTTGTTAATCTTTGTTCTATTTTGTTCCATTATTTTTTATGTTTTTCTTCTAATATTACAGGCAATGTATGTTTCCAACTTACTCTATGATGTAATCTCATATTCTTATCACCCATTAAAGCTACCTTAACTGAAGAAGGTTGAAAGATAACTGAGTAAAAAGATTTTATGTAAGTTCCTTTATCTAAATATATATCAGTCATACCACCTTGCGAGCTTTGAGTGCTTGCTTGTGTAATAGACAATAATGGTGTCGTTAAAAATATATTTCCTTTTGATGCTTGATTTGTATATGTATTTACATCTTCATTAATTCTTCCCTGAAATTGAAAAGGTCTTTTTGTTGAGCATATAAAAGTATTCATACATTTTCTTCTTAGTTTATAGTCATAAAAAGCATTGCCAATTCCACCAATATAATCCCCACCCTGTGCAATTGCTAGACTTTGTACATTAATAGTTTTATAGTAATTTAATAAGCTATCCAAAACCTTATCTAATTTTGTCCTAATCTTATAGTGTCCTTTTGGTCTATTTCCTTTGTCATTAATTCTAAAATCAAATAAAGAATAATCATCATCAAGTTGCATAAAATAAGTAATCCCTAAATCTTTAGCTATATTAAAACAAGCATTTCTAGCATATACTATTGCTCTTCTATCTTCAAAATTATCTGCTTCATCAAAAGTTTTTGCTATTGCTTTCTTATCAAACATTATAACTTTATCACCAAAATTCTTATAGTATTTATCTGCTGACTTATCTTCATTGTCAATTATAATGTAAATATTTCCCGTATATCCTGATGTTTTAAGAGTATGATAAGTAATTACATTATCAGGTCTTCCGTGTGTCAATATAAAAACTGCGAAATCTTTATTCTCCATATTCTTCTGCGTATAATTCTTGAACCTCTTTACTTAGCTTAACATAACCATTTTCAATAGCTTTATTAAAATCAATTATAACTAAAGCACTATCTTCCATTAACTCCTGAACTTCTTTATTTGAGTGAGCATAGAAGTCTGCAATACTTTGATAGTTAAATACTGTATGCCTATAAGCAGCTTTTATTAAGAATTCTTTTTCTTCCTTTTCTATATTAGAAAGTCCTATCTTTTTTATTAGCTCTTTTACTTTGTCTTCATTGTAAAGTTCTTCTTCTTTTGGCTTTTCATTTTTAGGTTCATAAGTAGGTGCTTCAATATTCTTTGTGTAAACTTCTTCTTCTTTTACATCATCTTCATTTTGCCAAACATCTAAACCCCATTCAGCAAGTTGTACACTATCCCATTCATTAGCTAACATATCCCATTCCCATTCTCCAAAACCTACATTGTCTTTTACGATAAATTCTTTCTTTTGTTCTTCAGTAAGTCCTTCTGCTACTTCTATCCATACTTCTTTTAGTCCTGCGTCTTTACTTGCCTTTAATCTCATATTGCCGCCAAGCACCATAAAGTCCTCATCAACTACAATTGGTCTTAGCTTTAGCATTTCAGGAAATTCCTGTATTGACTTCACTAGCTTTTTGAACTTATCGTTTTTTATTATTCTAGGATTGTTAGGGTTTCCCTTTACTTTGCTTATCTTAACTTGTTGTTTCATAGTGTATAATAGAATTTTTGTTAATTTATTTAGTAGTCTTCATTTACTCCTCTTGTTCCTATTAGCTTTTCTTTTGCNCCTGCCCAAAGCTTGTCTCTTTGTTTACTTAAACTAGGTTCAGTTCTTTTAAGGTTTGGCATTCCGTCTGTTGGTTCTGAGTCCATCCATTTTCCACAACTGCATTGTGCTTCTTTACAAACCCACTTTTTATCTCTTAGGACTATTGTAGCTTTGCCAACTTCTTTTTCTTCCTTACCGCATTCGCAACTATACTTTGTCATTATGTAATCTGTCTAGTTCAAAGTGTAAGTGATTAATTGCTTTCTGTATATCTTGTTCAGCAGGGTTGCCTTCCTTTTTACCTGCTCTTAACAAATAGCTGATTGCAGTTCCTATGTTGTAGCTATCAGGTTGAAAGTCCTCAACTACTTTTCTTGCTGAGTAACCATACTTCTTTCCTGAGTAGTAACTTGGTTCAGGTGTTGCTTTATAATCTAAGTCTATTGGCATATTTTCTAGGTTTTTAATTAGTTTCTCGTTCTGTGTCATTTGTTAATAGTTTAAGTAATTGGTGCGGTGTGTATATTCTGCTATCACCTGAGTAGTTTTCAAAGATACAAGTAAAGTTATCGTTCTCCCAAGTCCAAAGACTTCTGACATTCTTTTTAACGTGGTTGTTTAATACCCATTTGATTGTTTTGTAAGTTCTTTTCATATCTATTGTTTTAGTTTTAAATACGCTAAGGGTTCAGAAAAAAATAAGAAAATAACCGCATTGTTATTTAAGTTAAGTTTAGCCCTTAGCATATTCTT